CTGGGCATTATAGGCACATCCGGATAGATAATCCGTATAAAAGTGTAACGTTTTCAGTAGCTTAGGCCTAGCAAGCGTGCCTTATAGCGCATATCATGCCTCATAATGCCTACCCCGGCGAGGGCCACCCCCCATCTACCCGTATACGTATATGTACTCCTACACAGAAGTGGATTTTAGAATGGCCCAACGCTGTACACAAAGTGTTACAAACTGTAATATTTCGTGAAGAGGGGTTGACAGGGACACAAAAATGGTTATAACTGACCGCAGGGAAGCGTAGTTAAACTATAAGTTACAATATAAAGTTACAATAAAAAAATATCTTACTATAAAGTTTAACTAACACTGTTGCATATTAGTTCTTGGACTTAGGAAAAGTGTCACGTATAGTTAAACTTAGGTGTTGACACCATATTTAGAGTAGTATATAATAATTTGTACAAGGTTAAGACATTAAACGACTTAACTGTTAAAGAAGTTATAACTCATAGTGTAACTAAAGTACCGTAGACTACTTGATAGACTGTATTATTGTTAAGTCTCCTCATTTGTCTCCTCCCTCTTGATAGTAGTATAAACTTTCATTTAGTTTGCGGTACAATTTTATCTTAAATATGTATTGACAATAATGACAAAACGAATAAAACTATATGCAAGTGAAAATGTACTTGAAGAGTTCTACGATGCGTTAGCTAACAAAGACTCTCGTGCATTATATCGTGTTCATATCCCCAAGAGTGACGTATTTTATGTCCGTACCGCTATAGAAGGCGACACCGGAGTAAGGTATACTTTAGACAGAGTAGAACGAGCTATGTATCTAGAGGGGATGTTAAACAAAAGAGACGTACTTGATCCAAACAGGAAGAGAGACTGGGAAGAATGACTAGTTTTGAAGAAGTTGACGTAGACAAAAGCGGCACTATAGACAAATCTGAGTGGGAAGCCTTAGAACTAGAAGACAGACGTAGACGATTAGACGATGAAGACAGCCAAAGAGACGCACAACGGCGTATGGCGTGGTTCTGTTTAGTTGGAATGTTAGCTTATCCGTTCCTTGTGTTACTATGTAGCATCGTAGGGGCAGACCAAGCCGCAGATATTATAGGATCTATGGCTTCAATCTACTTTTTATCTGTAGCTGGTATAGTTGGTGTGTTCTTTGGGGTCACTAACATGAGCAAGAAAGAAGTGAAAGGCAATAACGGATGATGGGCTTAAACTTAATCGGTCAAGTAGCTAATCTAGCTGGTACAATGATCGAAGGTAAGACTGCAGTTAAGAAAGCTGAAGCTGAAACTAAGATGAAGATAGCCACCGGTGAGATTGACTGGGATATAGCGGCTATGAAGGCTACAGAGAATAGCTGGAAAGACGAATGGATAACTCTACTCTTTTCGATCCCGTTAATCCTAGCGTTTTGTGGTGACTGGGGTAATCAGATCGTACAAGCAGGGTTTACTGCCTTAGAGGTTATGCCTGACTGGTATCAATACTCGTTAGGTGGGATCGTAAGTGCTAGTATAGGTATGCGTGGCGTAAGTAAATACTTCGGTGGGAAGAAATAATGAAACAAAACTTTGATGAATGTCTACATATGCTACTGGAACATGAGGGAGGATTCGTAAATCACCCCAAAGACCCCGGTGGTATGACTAACCTTGGTGTAACTAAGAGAGTATACGACGAATGGATAGGCCGAGAGTCTACCGAAGAAGAGATGCGTGACTTAACACCAGAAGATGTAGGGCCAATCTACAAGAGAAACTACTGGGATAGAGTTAAGGGCGATCATTTACCGTCAGGTGTAGACTGGTGTGCGTTTGACTGGGCGGTTAACTCCGGATCAGGCAGACCAGCTAAGGCTATCCAACGTGCAGTAGGAGCTACAGCAGATGGAGCTATAGGGCCACAGACATTAGGTCTTATATTAGAGAAAGACCCTAAGTTTATTATTGATTACGTATTTCACGTAAGGCAAGGCTTCTATGAAGGCCTAGATACGTTCAAAACGTTTGGTCGTGGCTGGACTAGAAGGAACAAAGAAACACTAGAGCAAGCATTGAAGATGATCTAATGGCTATACCTGAGCGAGTAAAGAATAAGATGAAGGCCGTAGGTCTTAAAGGTGTAAACAAACCTCAACGTCTTAATGATTCTTCAGGTAAGTCACATCACGTTATGGCTTCTGAGGGTGGTAAGTACAAATATATTAAGTTCGGTCAGAAGGGCGTAAAGACAAATCAGACCGCCGGACAACGTGAGGCTTTCAAGAGTCGTCACGCTAAGAACATCAAGAAGGGTAAGATGTCTGCCGCTTACTGGGCAGATAAAGTAAAGTGGAGCAGTAGCAAAACTAAGTCTCCTTCTAAGAAATGGGTAAAGGGATCTTAAATGGCTGTCAATGCATCAGGTAATTATACTAAACCAACAATGCGTAAGAATTTATTCAATAAGATTAAAGCAGGAACTAGTGGTGGCAATGCAGGTCAATGGTCTGCACGTAAAGCTCAGATGTTAGCTAAACAGTATAAGGCTAAAGGTGGAGGTTACAAGAAGTCATGAAAGCCCCACAGAAATCACTCAAGAAGTGGACGAAAGAAGATTGGGGAACAAAGAGTGGTAAGCCCAGTGGCAAGACCGGAGAACGTTACCTCCCAAAGAAAGCAAGAGAAGCTTTAACTGCATCCGAGTATGCATCGACTACAGCGGCTAAACGCAAAGGTAAAGCCGCAGGTAAACAATTCGTAAAACAACCAAAGAAAATTGCAGAGAAGACTGCAAAGTTTAGAGCATCAGAAGGTGGACTCACAATGAAAAAAGGTTATCATAAAATGCCTGACGGTACTATGATGAAAGACTCAGACATGAAAAAGAAGTCAGGGTACAAACACGGCGGTATGACTAAAGGCATGAAGGCCTTAAAGAAAGCCGCACCTAAAGTAGCAAATAAAATGGGTTACAACAAAGGTGGCATGGCTAAATGCGGTGCATCTTATAAAGGATAAGAAATAACTAATGGTAGAAACTTCTTATTCTACAGCTACAGAAGCAGTAACGATAGCATCTACTACTACGGGTGCTAACGCTACTGTTATATATACATGTCCTGCTTTACATGATGCTACTGTAGACCTATTACATTTAGCTAACAATAACAACTCATCAAAGAAAGTGTATCTACAGTTTTACCACCAAGACGATACTACCTATCATTATGTACTTAAAAACCACACTATCGCAGGTAACTCTGCAGAGAATGTATTCGGCAATGGATTATTGCACTTACATGCTGGAGATAAGATTCTTGCCTATGGCGAGACTACTAATACTATAGAAGCTTTAATATCTTGTAGAGAGTTCTATAGTCCTAACCGGTAATACATAACGGGGTTGCAATATCAGCAATAGTGTGATATAACTATATATGTATAACTATACTCCAGAAAGCTACAAATAGTTTGTAGTATCATACTGGAGAATATACATGTTCAAGACATTTTCAATTTGGCTTAAAGCCTTAAACGAATCAATACAAAGATCACAACAAGCTAGGGCTGATTTGTGGTTACTTACACATCTAACAGATAGAGAACTAAAAGATATAGGTATCGCAAGATATGATATCAGACGGAGAATGAATGGCTCGTAATCTTACAGAGAACCAAAAAAAGTTTCTGGAAGTCTTGTTTGAAGAGGCTTCCGGAGATGCGGCTATGGCTAAGCGATTAGCAGGTTATAGTGATACAACGCCTACTAGATCTATTACGTCAGCACTAAAGGATGAGATCTTTGATGCTACTAAAGAGTATATGTCTAGGCTAGGGCCGAAGGCGGCTATAGCTTATGGCTCAGCTTTAGATGACCCTACACAGTTAGGTGTTAAGGAAAGGATGATAGCTGCAGGTCAGGTTCTTGACCGTTCTGGCTTAGTGAAGACTGAGAAAGTTGCAGTAGAGTCTAGCGGAGGTTTATTTATATTACCACCAAAGGATTCCTCACAAGGCGATGAAACATAAGACTGACTTTCAGAAAACTGAATTGGGCTATTGGATGCTACCAAAGCCCTCTCACATTAAAAGATGGGAGCGAATCCCACGACTATCTAAACGAACTGTACCCTTTGGCTATCGTATAGATTCAGAGGATGATAGATGGTTAGAACCTATTGCTACAGAGTTAGAGTTATTAGAACTTGCAAAGAAACACTTGAAGCAATATAGTTACCGAGAAGTATCTGCTTGGTTAACCACACAGTCGGGTAGAAAAATAACTCATGATGGACTTAAGAAGCGTATAGATGTCGAAAGAAAACGTAAGTCACTTGCTAAAATTAAACGCAAGCTTGCCTTCTGGCTCGAAGAAACGAAAGCGCAGTACGAAGCCCTCGAAAAAGAAAGACTCGGTTACTACACATACGACGAAGATAGTTGAGCAAGAGCCTGTACACACTGTACCAGCGCAAG